GAAAGTGCTATACTTGACAAACTAGGAGAAAACAGTATAAAATGGGAAGATCTCGGAAATAACTATAATGACGAGTTTAATCGTATAACTTTTGAGGAGGTTATTAATGATACAAGACCTATACAAACGAAAAAGGTCCTTGGAGTTGAAGTGGGAACAAGAGCATATTAACGAAAATAGATATACTCTTGATATGGTCAAGATTGATGACAAGATTAAAAGAATCATCACTGACATAAAGCTTGAAGAAGCTAGAATAGCCCATGTACAGAACAACGTAGAAGGTTCTGCTCCACAAGTTTCTGTAGCTACTTAGACAAAAGCTACATCGCTGAAATCGCACTTTTACTGTAGGATCTCTTGCACTCTATTCAAAAATAACATATAGTATTTACACTATACATAAATTAATATTCTGCATAGACGCAGTATAGTCGACAGCCTAGAGACTATGTAGAATTTAACTAGGAGAATATATCATGGCAAATACTACATTTTCGGGACCGATAAAAGCGGGAACGATTTCAAACACAACAGGAACAATACTTGGTGAAAATGTAAAAAACACAGGTCAAGTTGTAATGGCTCAATCAATAATGATTGATGCAGCAGTCGCAGCAGGAACAACTTCTTACAACGTAGGTGTAATACCAAAAAACTCACAACTACTTACAATCATACTTAGATGTGCAGTAGTGAGTAACTCTGGTACTTCAGCAACTGTATCAGTTGGAAAAACTGGAGCTGCTACTAACTTTATAGGTAATACTAATGTTAAAGCTTTAGGAGAAACTACTTTATTAGCTACTGCATCATTAGATGAAGCTGATAGATTTGGTTCTGATACACAAATTACAGCAACTCTTATAGCTGCAGGAAGTACTGCAACTACAGGTCAAGTAACTGTTACGTTTACATATTTACAAGCGAACAATTTACAAGACGCAGTATAATAACTAATTAGTGTGGGGTTTCGGCCCCACATAAATTTTAACAGGATAAAATATGGCACAAGATATACAAGCAACAAGATCAGCAGCAGCAGCCGGAGCTACAGCAATAATTGCTCAACCTATTAGGTTAAGAGCAATATCAGTTGCATCAGATAGTGTTGCAGCAGGTGTTTTAGAATTAACTACAACTTCAAATGCAGGAGCTACTTTACTAGTAATAGATGTTCCATCAGGAGATGTTGTTACTTTAAATTTTCCGTCGGATGGAATTTTATTTCCAAAAGGAATTTTTTGTAAAACAAAAACTAACGTAACCGCTTATACTTTATTTACAGATAAATATTCTGGACCAGGTCTAAGTTAATAGGAGGACATTATGTCAGGTGGATCAAGTTTTTCAAGCGACCAGTCGGTAGCCCATGCGGTAGCAGATGGTCAAATGGTTCCTTTAACACAAAGAGCTAGAGTTACTTATATTCAAGCAGAAGGAATTGCCAATGCGGCAGTTGTTTTAAAAGATGGTGGAGCATCTGGAACGGTACTTTCTACTTTTAAATTTGGAACAGATGGTTTATCTATTTATGTCCCTGGTTCAGGGATCCTGTTTAAAGAAGGTGTTTATTTAGATTTAACAAACACTCCAGGTGTAACAATTATTTATACATAATTATGGCTAACGTAACTTCAGGAACAACTATTTTTGAAAAAAGTTTTTCAATATCAGATATTGTTGAGGAAGCTTATGAAAGAATAGGTATGCAAGGAGTATCTGGTTATCAATTAAAAGGTGCTAGACGTTCCCTTAATATAATGTTTCAAGAATGGGGAAATAGAGGTCTTCATTATTGGGAAATTGGAAATAATACTATTACATTAGTAAATGGTCAAAATGTTTATACAATGTTTAGATCAACAACAGATGGCACTTCAGATGCTACAGCTGTATATGGAGTAGATGATATTTTAGAAGCTTCATATAGAAATGGTTCAAGTGTAGATTCTCCTCTTACAAAAATTAGTAGATCTACTTATCAAGCTCTTTCTAATAAATCATCTACGGGACAACCTTCACAATATTTTGTTCAAAGATTTATTGATAGAGTAACCATTACTTTATATTTAACTCCTGGATCTTCTCAAGCTGGAGATTTTATTAATTATTATTACGTAAAAAGAATTCAAGATTCTGGAGACTATACTAATGCAACAGATGTTCCTTATAGATTTGTACCTTGTATGGTATCGGGACTAGCTTATTATTTAGCAATTAAATTTGCACCTGAAAGACTTCAACCTTTAAAACTTATATATGAAGATGAATTAAATAGAGCTTTAGTTGAAGATGGTTCAGAGTCTAGTTCTTTCATAACTCCAAAAACTTATTATCCAAATGTCTAATTTATCTAAAGGAAGACACGCACTAGCAATTTCAGATAGATCAGGTATGGCTTTTCCTTACAGAGAAATGGTTACTGAATGGAATGGTTCTTTTGTACATATTAGTGAATACGAATCAAAGCAACCTCAATTAGAACCCACAAGATTTACAGGTGATCCTCAAGGTTTACCAAAATCAAGACCCGCAAGAACAGAACCTGCAACAGAAAATTTATTACCAGGTAATCCTTTAAATATTACTTCTGGTTCACAAACAATAATAGTTACGGAACCTAATCATGGTAGAGCAAACGGAAGTACTGTTGCATTTAGAAATATAGACGGAAGTCCTGGAGGCTTGGCTTATACTTTATATGAAAATGTTAATGGTTTTGTAATTAGTGTATTATCAATTAATACATATAGCTTTACATTAGGCTCAACACCTAATACAACAGAACAATCAGGAGGAATGACTGTTACGGCTGGACCTGTAACGTTGACACCATAATATGGCATACACATTAGCAAATTTACAAGATGATATTAGAAATTATACAGAAGTAGATAGCTCTGTATTAAATACAGGTATTTTAAATACTATAATTAAAAATGCTGAAAATAGAATTTATAGAGAAGCAGACTCTGATGATAATAGATTTTATTCCACTTCAGCTTTAGTTACTGGAAATAGATATGTAACTATTCCTGAAGATTTAAGATTTATTAGATATATTCAATTAACAGATTCAGCAGGAAACCAAGTTTTTTTAGATAAGAGAGATACTTCTTTTATGGCAGAATATTATGCTAAACCTAATACTGCTTCAGGTATCCCTAAATATTATGGTAATTGGGATGCAGAATATTGGGTAGTTTCACCTACACCAAATGCTCAGTTTTCAGTAACTTTAGCTTACACTAAACAGCCTATAAGTATTACAAATACGACCCAACCTTCAGCAGCCCCGGCATCTACAAATGGTACTTACACAAGTAATAAATATCAAGATTTAATTTTATATGCTTGCCTAGCAGAAGCATATGGGTACTTGAAAGGACCTGGAGATATGATACAATACTACGAAGGATCTTTTAAAAGAGCTTTACAATCGTATGCGATCGAACAACAAGGTCGTAGACGTAGAGATGAATGGCAAGATGGAGCTATTCGTACCCCTCTTAAATCTGAATCACCATCAAAATACTAAGGAGAAAATAATATGGCAAATATAATACCGTTCGCATTTAGAGGAGAACTCTTTTCGGGAACACATAATTTTGCAAATGGAGGAGATCAATTTAAAATAGCTTTGTATACATCAAATCCATATAGTACTTCAAGCACAGCGTACTCTACTTCTAATGAAGTAAGTGCAGCTAACTCAAGTAACTATGTTGCAACAGGTAATGTTTTAGCTTCACAAGCAGTAGCTAGTGGAACTGCAGTAGCATCTGTTGACTTTGCAGACACATCGTGGAACTCAGCTACTTTTACAGCGGCTTTCGCAGCAATTTACAATGATGCTAAAAGTGATAAATTATGTGTTGTATTAGATTTTGGAGGAAATAAAACTGCTACTAATGGTACGTTTACAATTTCATTCCCTAATCCAAGTACACCAGCTAATGCAATTATAAGCATGGCATAAGGATAAAATAAATGGCTTTAGTAATAAATGACAGAGTTAAAGAAACTAGTACTACAACTGGGACAGGTGTTTTTAGTTTAAATGGTGCGATTACAGGTTTTGAAAATTTTGTTACTGGTATTGGAAATACTAATACAACTTACTATGCAATTTTTCTTGAAGGAACAGATGAATGGGAAGTTGGTCTAGGAACAGTTGCGGATGCAGCTACTGACACACTAACTAGAAATACAGTTATTACAAGTTCTAATTCTGACAATGCTGTAAACTTTTCATCAGGTACTAAAAATGTATTTTGTACATTACCTGCAAGTAAGGCTGTTTATTTAGATGCAGCTGGAGTTGCTGTTGGTGTTCAAGGTGGAAATATTACAACTTTAGGAAACGTTTTTACTAATTGGAATAATGTTAGTTCCAATGCAACAACTACATTAGCTACAACAAGTAATGCTTTTTTAGCAGGCTTAATTACAGTTAGTGCTAATGCAACATGGACTGTTGGGGGCAATGGTACATTAACTATTATTTAAAAATAACAATAAAAACAATTTGTTTTTTAATATGAAAAGGGTATAATAAATCATGGCAAGTCAAATAAAAGTAGATCAATTAGCAGGGGCAGCGGGGAATACAGTAACTATTCCGGCTGGTCAAACACTAGATATTCTAGGAACCCTAGATATAGATGATGGTACACTAGTATTACCTAATACTGTAGTAACTACAACAGGTACACAAACTTTAACAAATAAAACTGTAACAGCACCTAAAATTGGAACTTCGATTTTAGACACTAACGGAAATGAACTGGCTTTACTTACAGCTACAGGTTCAGCAGTAAATGAATTTACACTTGCAAATGCTGCATCAGGTGCGGGACCAAGATTATCAGCGACAGGTGAAACTAACGTTGATTTAGATTTATTAGCAAAAGGTACAGGTCATATAACTGTCAGAGGTAATAGTAATCCTGGAGCTATTCAATTAAACTGTGAATCTAATACACACGGTCAACAAATAAAATCACAACCTCATTCAACAAATACAACTAATATTATGTTGTTACCACAAGGTGCTGACTCAACTTTAGTATCTCTTGTTTCAACAGATACTCTTACAAACAAAACTTTAACTTCACCAAAAATAAATGAAAATGTAGTAGTAACTTCTACCGCAACAGAATTAAATATTTTAGACGGAGTTACAGCTACAGCTGCTGAATTAAATTATTCTGACCTTGCAACACTTGGAACAAGTGCTGCTTCAAAAGTATTAACAGCTAACGCTAATAATTTAACAACAATATCTGGTGCTGTATTAAATACTGAAGACGCATTAACAGACGCCTCAACTATCGTTTGGAATGTAATCAATAGTCCAGTTGCAAAAGTAACTTTAACAGCAAATAGAACCATGGCAGCACCTACGGGTACAGGTGTAGCTGCAGGACAATTTATATCAATATTAATTATTCAAGATGCCGGTGGAACTAATACAATAACTTGGAACGCTGTTTATGAATTTACGGGTGATGTTGCACCAACACTAACTTCTACTGGAGCAAAAGGTGACATATTTTCGTTCAGATATAACGGAGCTAAGTGGCTTGAAATAGGTAGAAATTTAAATTTAACTTTATCATAGGATTATTATGTACGCATTAGTAGAATCAGGAACAATTACAAAATACTTTAACTATCCTAAAGGATTTACTTTAGGAGATATACAATACCCATCAGACATATTTACTAAATGGTCTGTTGAAGAAAAAAAAGCTATCGGTATTTATGAAGTAGTATTTGATAACTCAAATTTTAAAGATGAGAAATGGTATATTAATACTAATCAATCTTTTGCTTTTACTGATAATACTGTAACAGCTTCTTATGGTACTGCTACACCAAAGGCTCATGCAGATGTAACAGAAACAATTAATGGAGTTCAATACTTTACACCTGGTCTTAAAATAAATTTAATTAAAGATTTAAAATCACAAGTAGCTAATAAACTTGCTATAACTGATTGGTACATAACTAGAAACGTAGAAAAATCTACAGCGATCCCTAGTAGCATATCTAATTACAGAGATGCTGTTAGAACTAAACAAGCAGCTATGGAAGCTCAAATTACAGGTGCATCAGATACTGCAGCACTTGAAACTTTATACACATTCACAGAACAAGAAGATGGTTCTGTTACAAGACCATTAGGTGAATTACCAGTACTGGAGTCGTAATCCATGTCGATAATTATACCAGCAAACTCAGCAGCAAGCGGTGGATATGAAGTATCCAATTCATTAAGGTTTAATACAGCTAGTACTGATTATTTAACACGAGCAGCATCGGCTTTTGGAACACCTACAAATAGAAAAAAATGTACAATTTCTTTTTGGTGTAAAAGATCAACACTAACAGTACAACAAGCAGTAATGGGTGTAGAAACAACTCCTGCTGGTGGTTCTAATGAAGCAAGAATTGTTTTAAGGGGTGACGATACTCTAGAGTTTTATGATTATCAAAGTGGTTATAAATTTAGATATATTACTAATCGAGTTTTTAGAGATGTTAATGCCTGGTATAATATAGTTCTTGTTGTTGATACAACACACCCAACTGGGTCTGCTAGAGTAAATATTTATATTAATGGAGTACAAGAAACTTCTTTTTCTAGTTCAACAGACCCTGCTCAAAATCTTGATACTTTTATAAATTCTGGTAATTATGTACAACTTGGCAGACAATCAACGGGTAACAGTTATTATGGTGGCTATTTATCAGAATATGTTTTTATAGATGGCTCAGCACTAGCACCTACAGACTTTGGAGAATTTGACGAAGATAGTGGAATATGGAAACCAATAAATGTATCTGGCTTAACTTTTGGTACTAATGGATTTTATTTAGAATTTGGAAACTCTGGAGCTTTGGGAACAGATTCGTCAGGAGCAGGAAATACTTTTACAGCTAGTAACCTAGCAGCTATTGATCAGACTACTGATACTTGCACAAATAATTTTTGTTTATTAAATTCTATAGACAAGGGATACGGCACAATAAATTTTACTGAAGGTAACACACAAGCAGCAGGATCTGGTTCTGGTTGGAAGCCCGCAAGAGCTTCAATGGGTGTTAGTTCTGGAAAATGGTATTGGGAAGTAAATATGACGGGTTCAAATCAAATGGGTGTTTCTAATGAGACAATAGATATGGATAATGATAATGCACAAGATTTAGCGGGAGTAACTGTATTTTATAATGCAAGTGGCGGAATAATAAGAACAGATGGTTCTCAAGTTGGTGGTACTACTGCTACTTTTGTTGTTAGTGATGTTGCAGGATATGCTCTAAATATGGATGATAAAAAACTTTCTATTTATAAAAATGGTTCTATCATAGTTACAAACACTGCTTTAAGTACATCAATTACAAATTTTGCTTTACCTTTCTTTAGTGTGAATGGTGGTGCTGACTGGAAAATAAATTTTGGTAACCCTAGTGTTGCATTAAATTCAGCCGTGGCTGATGCTAATGGATACGGTGCATTTGAATACGCACCACCTAGTGGATACCTTGCATTATGCACAGCTAACTTATCGGAGGAATTAAGCTAGTGGCAATTATAGATAAACCATCAGATTATTTTAATACTAAACTTTATACAGGTACAGGAAGTTCTAATGCAGTTACAGGTGTAGGATTTCAACCAGATTGGATATGGCTTAAAGGTAGGTCAGTTGCTTCAGACCATAAAGTATTCGATGCTGTTAGAGGTGGTCCAAATAATTTAATACAACCAAATCTTACAAATGCACAACAAACTACAAGTTATTTTAGTAGTATTAATAGTGATGGTTTTACAGTTACAGGTAGTGACAATAGTTACAATGCCAGTAATGCAACATACGCATCATGGAATTGGAAAGCAAATGGTTCTGGTTCAACTAATACTGATGGTTCTATAAATTCTACAGTTTCAGCTAGTGCTACAAGTGGATTTAGTATTGTTAAAGTATCAAAACCAAACACAAGTGTTGCAACAATAGGTCATGGTTTAGGAGTTACACCAAAATTTATTATAGGTAAAGATTTAGATGGTGCTGATAATTGGACTTGTTATAATGAAGCACTAGGTAATGGTAAAGGTATTTATCTAAATGCAACTAATGCACAAGCTACTGCATCAACTTTTTGGAATAGCACTTCTCCTACAAGTTCAGTATTTACAATAGGTTCAGATAATACTTGGAACTCACCATCTATAGTATTTTACTGCTTTGCAGATGTACAAGGCTACTCAAAATTTGGAAGCTACACAGGTAATGGAAGTACAGATGGAGCATTTGTTTACACAGGATTTAAACCTGCTTTTACTTTAATAAAAAGAACAGATGCTACAGAGGGTGGAAGTTGGATTTTATTTGATAATAAAAGAGGAACTAATGTTATAAATCCTGTAGATGTTGTTATGGCAGCATCTAACAATGCAAGTGAAGCTGATTGGGGTACTGCCTATGATTGCGATTATTTATCAAATGGTTTCAAGTGGAGATATGCTGGTGCTAATGGATATAACAATACAAATGGTGCAACATACATTTATATGGCATTTGCTGAAAATCCATTCGTAACATCAACTGCAATACCCACTACAGCTAGGTAACAAAATTTTATGCTTTTCGGATTTGCTTCATTTGCCGAACGACCATTCTCAACAGTAAATTTTGACAACAATGTTAATATTGCTGTAACAGGTAATGCTTTATCAATTAGTATTGGTAACTCTGGTCAAACAACTGATACAATAGTTGAGGACGTCGATCCTAATAGATTAACTTTAGGAACAGGAACTGTTACTTTTACAGCAGATGCTAACTTTAGTGTTACAGGTAATGCTACTACATTAGGTATAGGAAATTTCGTAGTTACTGCAGGAGCTACTGCAAATGTTACGGGAAATGCATTGACCTTATCTACAGGAAGTGTTACAGTCACTGGAACAGCTTTAGTAAATCCTACTGGATCACAACTAACAGCAAACACAGGAGAAGCAGGGGTTATTACTTGGAATGATATTATACCTGGAGTAAATATGGTATGGACTCCAATTGAACCTTATTAAATAAATTATGGCATCAACTTATTCATCAGATTTAAAATTAGAACTTGTAACAACCGGAGAAAAAGCTGGTTTATGGGGAACTATTACTAATACTAATTTACA